GGTGTAGACCTTAAAGCTGAATATAGCATTTCTAATATAGGTATTACGGCTTACGGTAAAGTATCTTCAGATGCAGACTTTGAATTTGGTGATGTGACTGTTGGTGCTAAACTATCTTTTTAAGAGGTAAAGCAAAATGATACAAGCATTAGTAGGACCAATATCTAGTTTAGTAGGAACTTGGCTCAATGGTAAAGTTGAAACAAAAGCTGCAGAAACTAAAGCAAAGGTTGCCAAAGCTGAAGCTGAAGCACAGATTATGCTCAGTCGTGCTACAAGTGAAGCTGACTGGGAAAAGATTATGGCACAAGGTTCTCAGGCTAGTTGGAAAGACGAGTGGCTAACTATTCTATTTTCTATCCCATTAATTTTAGTGTTCATTGGGGATTGGGGCAGAGAGATTGTAGCTAACGGATTTGTGGCGTTGGAGACAATGCCTGATTGGTATCAGTATACACTTGGAGTGATTGTAGCTGCATCTTTTGGTGTACGTTCAGCTACCAAGTTTTTTGGAAAGAAATAAGATGGCGTTTAAACTAAGTGCAAGAAGTATTCGTAAACTTGAAGGTGTAGAGAAAGACCTAGTAGCAGTTGTTATGGATGCTATTACATTGACTAAGGTAGACTTTGGAGTTACCTTTGGGCTACGTACTTTAGAAGAACAGAAGAAGTTGTATGAGTCTGGTAGATCACAGACTATGAAAAGTAAACACCTAGAGGGTCGTGCTGTAGACCTAGTTGCATACTTTGGCTCAGATATTTCGTGGGAACTAAATGTATATGATGATATCTGTGATGCAATGGCTGAAGCAGCTAGACGTAACAGTGTAGCAATCAAGTGGGGTGCAGCTTGGTCTGAGGGAGACATTCGTATGTATCAGGGTACAGCAGAAGATGCTATGAATGCCTATGTGGATTTACGTAGATCACAATCACGTAGACCATTTATTGATGCCCCACATTTTGAAATGATGTAATATGGCTAGAGAATTAACAGAACGTCAACAAAAGTTTTTAGACATCCTTATGGATGAGGCAGGTGGTGACATTACTACTGCCAAGAAACTTGCTGGCTATTCTCCTAACACTACTAATCGTGAGATTACAAATAGTTTGAAAGAGGAGATATTAGATGTTACACACAGTTATCTGGCACGTAACGTACCTAAAGCTGCAATGGCAATGGTTGGAGCTTTGTATGACCCAACTGAATTAGGCATTCGTGATAAGATGGCAGCAGCTAAAGAACTGCTAGATCGTACTGGTCTAGTAAAAACAGAGAAGATGCAAGTAGAGTCAACGGGTGGTGTAATGCTTATGCCCCCAAAGCAATCACAGGATAAAGATGACTAAACCACTAGGTACGTGGAAACTACCCCAACCAACAGACCTACAAGAAGACAATGAATGGGTTCCGATCCCACGTGTTGCAAGAACCGTTCCCTTTGGTTATGAATTAGACCCAAATGATGACGGAATACTCTTGCCAATTGATCACGAACTTGATATGCTTATGCAAGCAAAAAAATACTTGAAACAGTATTCTTATCGTGAAGTAGCTAACTGGCTCACACGAAATACAGGCAGAGACATATCGCATGTTGGATTAAAGAAACGGTTGGACAATGAACGAAGAAGAAAAAACAAAGCTGGAAGCCTACGCAGATGGGCAGACTATGCGAAAAAGGCAATCGCCAAGGCGGAAGAAATCGAACGTACAAGGCTCGGTGCAAAAGCCCAAGACAACGAAACGCAAGAAACAAACGCAGCCTAAACCTGCTGTAGTAGTTGAAGAACTAGCACCGATAGAAGAGCAACATAATGTTATCTTTAAACCAAATGCTGGACCACAGACTGACTTCTTAGCTGCAGGTGAACGTGAGGTTCTATATGGTGGCTCTGCAGGTGGGGGTAAGTCATATGCAATGTTGGCAGACCCTTTACGTTTTATGGGCCATCCAGCTTTTTCAGGATTACTACTGCGTCATACTACAGAAGAACTAAGGGAACTTATATTTAAGTCTCAAGAAATGTATCCTAAGATATGGCCCGGTATTAAGTGGTCAGAACGTAAGATGCAATGGACTGCACCCTCTGGTGCTAGACTGTGGATGTCCTACCTAGACAGGGAAGATGACGTACTAAGATATCAAGGTCTTGCATTTAGTTGGATAGGCTTCGACGAACTCACTCAGTGGCCCACCCCATTTTCGTGGAATTATATGCGAAGTCGCTTGAGATCGACAGCACATGATCTTCCTGTGTATATGAGGGCTACTACTAACCCCGGAGGTAGAGGTCATCATTGGGTTAAAAAAATGTTTATTGACCCTGCCCCACACGGTACATCATTTGATGCAACAGATATTGAAACAACTGAAGTACTACGTTATCCTTCTGGACATGCCAAGGCTGGTAAGCCTTTATTCAAACGTAGGTTTATACCTGCCCGTCTTTCCGATAATCCTTACCTAGCAGAACAGGGTGACTATGAGGCAATGCTTCTGTCACTTCCTGAACAACAACGTAGGCAATTACTTGATGGTGATTGGGATATTAAAGAAGGCGCAGCCTTTACAGAGTTTGACAGAAAGGTACACGTAGTTGAACCATTTAATATCCCCAGTAACTGGATTAAGTTTAGGGCATGTGACTACGGGTATGGAAGTAAATCTGGTGTGGTATGGTTTGCCATAACCCCCAATGAACAATTAGTAGTTTATAGAGAGTTATACGTAAGTAAAGTTCTTGCTACAGATTTAGCAGACATGGTACTAGACCTAGAGGCAGAAGATGGAAACATTAAATACGGAGTTCTGGACTCTTCTCTTTGGCATAAGCGTGGTGATACTGGCCCTAGTCTCGCTGAACAAATGATTATGAGAGGCTGTAGGTGGAGGCCATCAGATAGATCAAAAGGTTCAAGGGTATCTGGTAAAAACGAAATACACAGACGGTTACAGGTAGATGAGTTTACAGAAGAACCACGGCTAGTCTTTTTTGATAATTGTACTAATCTTATAGCACAGTTACCTGCACTACCGATAGATAAAAAGAATCCAGAAGACATTGACACTACCTCAGAAGACCACTTGTACGATGCTTTAAGATATGGTATAATGTCAAGACCACGTTTTAGTATATTTGATTTTGATACACAAGGCAGTTATTCAAGTGGTATGAGGGTAGCAGATGCTACATTTGGTTATTAAGGAAAAATAAATGGCAGAAGAAAACGAAGGTTTTATTGAAGATGATGCAATCGTCTTAGCTGACAGTGATGACTCAGGCGTAGAAGATGTACAAACCTCTAACATAATTCCATTTATTATGGAAAAATATAACCGTGCTGATGACTATCGCCAACAAGATGAAGAACGTTGGCTACGTGCCTACCGTAACTACCGTGGTCTGTATGGCCCTGATGTACAGTTTACGGAAGCTGAAAAGTCACGAGTATTTATTAAAGTAACTAAAACTAAAACACTTGCTGCCTATGGTCAGATTGTAGATGTACTGTTTGCTGGACAAAAGTTTCCCCTAACAGTTGATCCTACAGAACTTCCTGATGGCGTAGTAGCAGATGTAAACTTTGACCCTAAAGAACCAGAGCAATTAAAACAGTCTGGCCTAGACGAAGTTGTGAATCCGTATGGCTACAGGGGCGATGGTAAGGAACTACCTGCAGGTTCTACAGCTAGAACATTAGCTGATAGTCTTGGCCCACTAGGAGATAAACTAAAAGATATTGATGGTGTACGTGAGGGTGTAGGCAAAACTCCTACTGCAATTACTTTTAGTCCAGCTATGGTAGCATCTAAAATGATGCAAAAGAAAATACATGATCAGCTAGAAGAATCTAGTGCAAGTAAACACTTACGTAGTACTGCTTTTGAAATGGCTTTATTTGGTACAGGCGTAATGAAAGGTCCGTTTGCTGTAGATAAAGAATACCCTAGTTGGGGCGAGGATGGTGTGTATTCCCCCAGTATAAAAACTATCCCACAAGTATCTCACGTATCAGTGTGGAACTTCTACCCTGATCCAGATGCAAATAATATGGACGAAGCTCAGTTTGTTATTGAACGTCATAAAATGTCAAGAACACAATTACGTGGCCTAAAGAAACGTCCTTACTTTAGATCATCTGTAATTGATGATGCTGTCCAACTAGGAGAAAATTACAATAAAGAATATTGGGAAGATGATCTATCTGACTATGCACCAGAGCATGGTGTAGAACGTTACGAAGTTCTTGAGTATTGGGGTATGTGTGATACTGAAATGCTTATTGAGCAAGGCGTAGATATTCCTGATGATCTGCAAGAGGTAGATGAATTACAAGCAAATATCTGGATTTGTAATGGTAAACTTTTGCGTATGGTACTTAATCCATTTAAACCTGCCCGTATTCCATATATGGCTGCACCCTATGAACTTAACCCATATTCATTCTTTGGGGTAGGTATTGCAGAGAATATGGATGATACCCAAACTCTTATGAATGGGTTTATGCGAATGGCAGTTGACAATGCTGTATTATCTGGTAATCTTTTAATTGAAGTAGATGAAACCAACTTAGTACCGGGCCAAGACTTATCAGTATATCCCGGCAAAGTATTTAGGAGACAGGGTGGAGCACCGGGCCAAGCTATCTTCGGTACTAAATTTCCTAATGTTGCTGCAGAGAACTTACAGCTATTTGATAAGGCACGAGTACTGGCAGATGAGTCTACAGGTTTCCCATCCTTTGCACATGGACAGACAGGTGTTTCTGGTGTAGGCCGTACTGCCTCTGGTATTAGTATGCTTATGGGTGCTGCACAGGGTGGCATTAAGAATGTTATTAAGAATGTAGATGACTACCTACTACGCCCTCTTGGTGAGGGATTATTTAGATTTAATATGCAGTTTGACTTTGACCCCAACATCAAAGGAGACTTAGAAGTAAAGGCACGTGGTACAGAAAGTCTTATGGCTAATGAAGTACGCAGCCAACGTTTGATGCAGTTTATGCAAATATCTTCTAATCAAGCACTTGCACCTTTTGCAAAATTCCANTANATTATCAGAGAGATTGCAAAGTCTCTTGACCTTGACCCTGACAAAGTAACTAACAATATGGATGAGGCAGCTATTCANGCTGAACTTATGAAGGGCTTTCAACAGCAGCAACCACCTGAAGGACAAGCACCAGCAGGTGCAAACCCAGCAGACCCAACGGGTGCAGGTGGTGGCACTATAGGTACAGGACAAGTTCCAGTACCACAGGAACAAGGATTTAGTGGAAATGAGCAAGGAGCAGTTGAGCAGTCTCAAGGGTCTGGTGAACAACCATCAGCAATGGGAACAGTTCAGTAAATATTTAGATACAGTAATAGCACAACAGCATCGTGCTATGGAACAATCAGATAACAGTATTGCTATGTATAGAGCACAAGGTGCAATATATCAATTACGTAGATTACAATTACTACGAGATGAAGTATTAAAATCCAACTAAAGGAAAACCAATGCTAGAACAACAAATGGAACTTTTTGAAGATGGTGGCCTCAGAGATGAGGGTGGTGAAGTAGATGAAGTATCTGGAAATAAAGTTCCTGTAGGTGGGACTAAGAAGGGTGTTCGTGACGATGTACCTGCTATGGTCAGTGAAGGTGAATTTGTTTTTCCTGAAGATGTAACACGATACATTGGTTTAGATAAGCTAATGCAAATGCGTCAAGAAGCTAAGATGGGTTTGAAACGTATGGATGCTATGGGTCAAATGGGTAATGGCGATGAAGCCACTATGCCTGATGATATGCCATTTGGTATGGCTGATCTTATCGTAGTTGCTGGTGATACTGGTGAAGAATTAGAAATGCAAGAGGGTGGATTTGTAAGACGATCAACTACAGCTAGACGTACTCAGCCACAGCAACAACCGACAATTTTACCAATGCCACCTGCAGAACGTCCACCTGAGTTTCGTAGTACACGTGCCTTGACACCAGCTATACCACGTCCACAACGTTCTACTATTAACTTTAAAGACCTTATGGCTGATGCTATTCTTGAGTTTAAAGAGTATCGTAATGCAGATGGTCAATCGTTACTAGTTGCATTTGTTGGTGGAAAACCTGTATACCCTATTCCTGCTGGATATACTTTGTACAATCCAGAAGCTGTTGGAGAAGAGCCAAGTGAAACAACAGAAACAGCAGAAGAAACAAATGAAATAATAAAACAGGCTACATCTGGCTCTGATAAAAAAGATGCTGGCGATCTTCCTAAAAGTGAATTTCAACTTGCAGGTAGTTGGGATGGTGCTTCACTAGACTTAGTATACAAAGAGGGTTCTAAGTTTGTGGGTGGAGCAGCCGATCTTGCTGCTGGTGCTGTAGGTGTTTTAGCAGGGCCAATAGCTCCTGTTGTATATTTATTTACTAAGTTAGAAAAACGTAAGTACGAAAGTAAACTAGATGGCTATATTGCTAGAGCTAAAGAAGAAGGTAGACAAGACTTAGTAGAAAAGTTTACTGCACATAAAAAGTCTTTGGCAGAAGGTGGTCAAGGTTTAATTGGCAAAGCTATTGATGCGGTATCTAAGATATTTTCTCCAGAAGAAGTTGAAACAGAAATAGAAAGAGTTGCTAATGAGGTTAGTGCTGAACCTGCTGCAGTCAATAGGGTAGAATCTACTCTAAGCAGCATGTTAAATGATTCTGCAGTTAGTAATGCTGTATCTCAACGTATAGGTTCAGAACTAAGTAGCATTTTAAACGATCCTGCAGTAAGTCAAGAGGATAAAAGTAATGCACTACTATTATCCACACAAAATCTTGCTACTATAGATGCGGGTGGTCGATTTGGTAATTTAGTAGAAGAGGCAAAAGCACTTACAGGACAAGATTTTGATGCACAAAAACTATTACCACCACCAGTTCCTATAACTGACCCTAGAATAGATGTAAGTAGACAACCTGTTATTGATGCTCCATACCCATTTCCTGATGATCCACCTCCTAGTGTTCTTTCTCCTGTACCTGCTACTACACCAGTAAAAAGTGATCCAGCACCTATAACTGTACCACAACAAATACAAACTGTTGATCCTCGTGGTGATCAAATGCCTAGTGTAGAACAAAAACAAGCTATCATGCAACCGCCAGAGCCTACACCACCTCAAACATACACATCTACTGGTGCTCAGATGCAAGCTAGTCAAAAGGCATTGGAAGATATTGCTCCTACATTACCAGAAGATACGTCTACAATTCCTGTATTAGAACCACCTGTACCTGCACCTATTACAACGGGAAGAGGTTACGATACAAGTTTAGGTCAAGACACATCTTCTTATGCAGTAACACCAGAACAAGTTGCATATAGTACTAGTGTAAGTAAAGGACAAGAAGACCCATACGATCCTAGAGGTATTATGCCTATATCTGAACAGGTAACAAGAGCACAACCTGTGACTACACAGGCACAGACAGAAGCACCTAGTATGGATATGCCTATGCCTGATGCTTTTGTAAAACCGTTACCAATAGCAAGAAAAGAAAAAGCCGTCCTTCCTGTAACTATCCCACCGCCACCTCTTGTACTAGAAGATGTTCGAGATGATGTAAGGCAAGACAGTATAAAACAACCACCTTTTTTACCTCAAACAACTATTGAAGACGCAAAGGCTGCAATGGATGCAAGATTCGCAAACTTACCACCTTCTGCTGGCGATGCAGGAGACATACTTGCGGCTGAAGATGCGTACTTACTTAGTCGGGGTGGTATTGATCCATCACAAATGCCAATAGATGTTTTACTTCCACCTACTCCTGATCCTCGTGGTCGTGAGCAACTACCAAGTGTAGAACAAAAGTTGAGTAGTTTGCGTCCTACAGAAAGTGCTGCACCTGATGAGTCTATACGCCCTAAAGCTAGACCTGCTGTGACACAAGAAACTACAGAGACTGTTACAACACCCACAAAAACAGTAACTAAAAAACCTAAACCAGAACCTAAACCAGAACCTAAACCAGAACCTGTACGTGATCAAAAAGCTACACGTTTAGATTCAACTAATCCAAATACAAGTACTAATATTACTAATCACTTATCTGAAACAGAAAAAACATCTTTAAAAGCTAACCCATCATTAGCAGCACACTATACTGCCACAGCAAACAGACGTGCTAATGAAGCCTCTAGGGGTGATACCTCTAACACAGATGCTGCAAAAGAAAAAGATAATAAAATTGTATGTACTGCCATGAATAATGCGTATGGCTTTGGCTCTTATCGTCAAGCTATTTGGCTATCTTATTCTAAAGACTACTTGACAAAAGAACATGAGATAGGTTATCATACACTGTTCTTACCTTTAGTAGATTTAGCATACAATAAAAATAATAAATTTGTACGTACTGTATTAGAGCACATTGCACGTCATCGTACTGCAGACCTTAGAGCATCTATGCAAAATAAAAAAAGAAATACTTTAGGTCGTATATATAGATGTGTATTAGAACCTTTAGTGTACACAATAGGTAAGTTTAGAATAATTACAGGAATATAACATGGAATTTACAGAATATGCTGAGACTGTAGCTAATCGTTTTAATGGGCTACAAGAAGATGATAAGGATGTTATTCGTAGTTTAGTGGGTACATCACAAGGCCGCATACTTGGTAAAGTACTAGGTCCAGAAATAATGACTAATGTTAATTTAGGTAAAGCTAAAAAACCAGTTGTTAAAAAACGTGGTCTAGCTACACGATAAATTTGCTAGATATGCTGGCTACTCACCCCCCATCCAACATGGCTACGGTGGCCCTAGTTTAAGGAAATATAATGTCCGATACCATTATGGCTGAAAAAGTACAGCCCGAAAAGAAAACAGCTTTTGCAAATCGTAAGTACACTAACGAAGAACGAATTAAAAAAGATGAAGAAGAATTAGAACAACTTATTGCAGAACAAAAAGGTGAAGTCAAAGAGGAAGAACCTCAAGAAGCCGAACCTACTAATGCAGAAGAAAAAAGTTTTAAGAAACGTTATGGTGATCTTCGTCGCCATATGCAAGAAAAAGAAAAGTCTTGGGAAGAAAAGTTTACTAAACTTGAAGGCCAGTTACAAGACGTAACACGTAAAGAGATTAAACTACCTAAGTCTGACGAAGACATTGAGGCTTGGGCTACACAGTATCCAGATGTAGCAGCTATTGTAGAAACCATTGCAATTAAAAAGGCACGTGAACAAGCTGCTGGATTAGAAGATCGTGTAAAAGAAATTGATGAGATGAAAGCAACTGCATCTCGTGAGAAAGCTGAAGTCGAGCTTATGAAAGCACACCCTGACTTTGGTGAAATTCGTGATAGTGATGCATTCCATGAGTGGGCAGAAGAGCAGCCTAAGTGGGTGCAAGATGCATTATACGAAAATGATAATGATTCACGTTCTGCTGCTAGGGCAATTGATTTGTACAAAGCAGATATGAACATTAAAACAAAGAAACCTGCAAGCAATAAAGATGCTGCACGTTCTGTGAATAGTCGTAATAATAGAAGTCAACCTGATACCGATAATGACACGGCGGTATTTAAAGAGAGTGACGTAAATAAAATGTCACCTCAACAGTACGAAAAGGCTGCTGATGCAATCATGGAATCTATTCGTACAGGTAAATTTATTTACGATATGTCGGGGTCAGCCCGATAAAAGGTATTGACATATAATATATTTATGATATAACTATGTGTACAATCTAATGGTGCGACCCCTATATGGAATACTCGCATCATTAAATACTCTTAGCAAACAACAATAGCTTTCGGACAACCTAATGTCTTATGGCCCATTTGATGGAAGGTAGGCCAACTTTCCTAATAATGCACCCTACTAGAATTAGCCTCTGTATAAGTATTTGAAGGTTTGCATCTGTGTCTCAATGCTAAAGGAGAATTAAAATGGCATTTTCGACAGCTTCTGGTCATGGAAACCTACCCAATGGTAATTTCTCGCCAGTTATCTACAGCAAACAGGTGCAACTTGCATTCCGCAAAGCATCTGTTGCCGAGGCAATTACTAACTCTGATTATTTCGGAGAAATTGCAAATATGGGTGACTCAGTAAAAATCATCAAAGAACCTGAAATCACCGTAAAAGAATACGCACGTGGTACAACTATCACACCACAAGACTTGGACGATGAAGACTTTTCATTGACCATCGACAAAGCAAACTACTTTGCCTTTAAAGTCGATGACATTGAGGAAGCCCACTCTCACGTCAACTTCCAAAGCCTTGCAAGTGATCGTGCTGCGTATCGTTTGTCAGATCAGTTTGACCAAGACGTTCTTGGATACCTAACAGGCTTTAAACAGTCTGCTATTCATGGTACTCCAGATACTGTAAACTCAACCGTTAATGGTAGTGTTGCAGTTTCAACTGCTGGTACTGACGAGTTGTTATCTTCAATGAAAATTGATGCTAGTGACTTTGCTGGTTCAGCAGGTGATGCACTTGCCCTTCAGCCTCGTACTGGTGGTGCAACTGACTCAACTCCTGCTGCTGGTGACACATTCCCATTGACTGTGATCGCACGTATGTCTCGTCTTCTTGACCAGCAAAACGTGGATTCACAAGGTCGTTGGCTTGTTGTTGATCCAGTATTTATGGAACTACTGAAAGATGAGGACTCCCGTTTGTTTAACGCAGACTTTGGTGGTTCTGGTCTTCAGAATGGTCAAATCGGAACTAAGATTCACGGTTTCTCTGTTTATACATCTAACAACCTTCCTGCTGTTGGTACTGGTCCTTCCTTTACTGGAACGAACTCGTCTACTAACTATGGCATGATTGTTGCTGGACATGATTCTGCTGTTGCAACTGCGGAGCAAATCAATAAAACAGAAACATACCGTGACCCAGATTCATTTGCCGACATTGTTCGGGGTATGCATCTATATGGCCGCAAGATTCTTCGTCCAGAAGCTCTTGTAAATGCTAAGTATCACTTGGCGTAAGGGAGGATTGAAACATGGCACTTGGTGATAATACTCTTGCTTCCGCACGTGGCAATACGCAACGTGGTCGCAATCCCTATATGGTTCAAACTACCTTAAACTTGGCAACAGCCTTGTCTGACAAAGGTTCTGCTCTTGCAGCATCTGATGTCATTCCTGTAATTGCTGTAGCTAAAGGTACTATGGTCCTAAACGCAGGTATCGAAGTTGACACTGCATCCGATGGTTCTACTTTTACAGTAGACTTAGGTATGGTTGATGCTGACGTATTTGTTGATGGTTTCGATGCTACATCTGCAGCAGCAGTAGTCGCACAGAACCCTGCAGCTTATCAGCCTGTAATGGCTGTTGCTAATGACAACATTGATGTAACAATTGCTACCCTTTCAGGTGGTGCTGTTACTACTGGTAAGCTCCGTGTATGGGCAGTTCTT